GCTGTCCCACGCGGTCATTTCGTGGACGTGTTGCATATTTTTTTGCTGCACGCGCTGCAAAAACGTGGTGATCGCTGCGTCCACGACGCCCAGGTCCTGCAGCGGCTTCATGGGTTCGTCTCCACGTCATGCGCGGCGTCAATGCACATGCGCGCCAGCTCGCGCAGGGTGCTGGCGTGGAGGTTGATCTTCATCGTGGCGTCGAGTGTGAGCAGACCGAGCGCAACCTTGGTGTTGCCCAGCCGGCGCGACAGCGTGAGCAGCGGAAAGGTGTTGGCGGGAGTGCCGGCATGCAGACAGTTGTCGGTGACCCGGTCGCCGACGTAGTGCAGGTATTGCCGCACGCTGGTGTCCATGCCCGGCACACCGGGAGGGCGGGGGATGTGGATGAAGGCGGTTGTGGGCAAAGCGAGGCCGTCGACCGTTGCGAATGGGGCGGTGCCACTCATGGTTTGCGGCTCGCGGTTTTGCGTGCGCTGGCGCGCTTGGCTTTGGCGGCCGCTGTGGCTTCCAGCGTCTCGATTTTGTTGGCCAGCGAGTTAATGACGTTGTCGCGGCCTTCCAGTTGTTCGGTGTGGATCGCCTGCATGCGCTCGCGCTCGGCGACGACGGCGCTGCCGATGGCTTCGTCTGCGACCATCTTCTGGTTTGCCGCGTCACGCGTACGTGCTTGCAATGCGCATTCGTTGATCGCATTGACGACATCGGCTGCGATTGGCCAAATCCCGTTGCTGGCGGCAGTGCGCACAGCGGCTCTGACTTTGCTGGTAAAGAGATCAATCTGCGGGATCAGATGTAGCGCGCTGGCTTCAACGTATTTCGCGTCGGGCGCGACTTTGACGGTGATGGAGACCGATACGCCGTCGTGCGGGGCGGAGACTGTGAATTCGGACATTGAGCACCCTTTCGCCCCGTGATGTGGGGGATTGGGTGCAACGTTAGCGCATTGCTATTGGTCTGTCAATAGCACAATGCTAATTATTTCCGAGATTCACTACGGATGGTGCCAGGCGTTCAATCCAGCCATGTTCTGGTGAGTGCGTAGTGGCGAGCGCGCGCTTTGCTCATGCGAGCCGATGCGTCGCTGCGTTCGGCGAGCAGCGCATTGAAGTTGTCTGCGCCATAGCTGGCGCGCAGGCGTTGATCGGCCCGCTCGTAATCGGCCTTTGCGATACGATGGTTGATCCGTGTGCTCACGATCTCTGCCTCTTGGTTTAGTTGCAGGGCACGTTTTTTTTCGTCAATGTCGGCGACCGCTACCATGGTGGATTCAATGTTGAGAAGACGGGCTTCAAATTCAACGCATCTGACGCTGGTTTTTGGTGTGCATGCGTCGGAGAATGCCCGAAGTTTGGCAACCTCGTCGCGGCGCTTCGCGTCGTCTGCGGAGATTGAGGCTTTGGCAGCGAGTTGCGTTCTTTTTTCGCTGCTTCCGGCTGAGCAAGGGGTGTCCTGTACAGTGATATTTCCAGTTGCATCCTTGCACTGAAAAATCGTTTGCCCCATAGCAGGCGCACTCATGATCAGTAGCAAAAATGCCGCACAGTTGGCATGCGCTGCCATCATGCCGCATGCTTCTTTTTGGCGGACATAGCCGCTTCAATTTCGCAGTTGGTTTTGGCGGTGAGTTCGGCTGTGTTCAGCATGTCATCAATTTGCGAATCTGTCATCTCTTCAAACGCCAGGATTAAACGTCTGCGGCGCGGGTCAGTGTACGCCTCCGTCTCGGCTTGCTTTACGCCCATGAAGGTGGATGTTTCAGTGCTGGCTACATGGGGTGTGTCAAGCCACCCGTGTGGCTTGTGCGTGCCAGTTTCAAGTTTACGTGCGATCTCGTCGCCAATGTTGCGTGGCGTCTTGTGTCGCGAGTCACCGAGCGCGTTGCGAACTTGGCTGAGATAAGCATCATTCACGTCACACGCTTCTGCGAGCGCCCGAATGGTACGAAATTCGAGAATGAGAATTTCCAGATTTTGGCGGCGAATGTCGTTGATTGTCATATCCGCACGATGATGACAATTGACGGCAAAAAAGGGAATTTGCAACGTGCTATTGCTTGATGGATAGCACTGTGCTAATGTTCGGGTCATGTTGATCCCCGAATATCTGGCTGAAGCCAACCAAACCAATGTGTCGCTGGCGCTGCAATTGGGCGTGCCTGCGTCTCTCTTGTCGCAGTGGGCCAATGGCATCCGCCCGGTACCCGCCGCGCGCTGCTTGGCCATTGAGCGAGCGACCGCGGGCAAAGTTCGGTGCGAGGAGTTGCGCCCGGACGTTGACTGGACCCGCACGCCACTGCTGCACGATGACGATCAAGGCTCCGAAGGCCAGCCCATCCCGGATGCGGCTGTTCATCCGGTGCCGGTGGCGGCATGAAGTTGCAGTCCATGCAAGTGAGCGCATGATTTTGTTCCATACCGAGTGGCGCAACGATAGCGCGGCTGGCGGCTTCGTCCCCCGGAATGGCCAGCAGGTGGTGGGTTCGAGTCCCGCCCTCGGTGCCCGTATTTTTAGGTTGATCGGTGGCGCGGCGGTGCGCTTTCATAACTGGGGGGCGTCCGTGTATCAGGTCGCTGTAGCGCGCTCCAGCCCCGTTGTTCAGTCGCCACGCAGCTTGCCCTGCGTTATGAGCAGCACTCCTTCGCGCGGATGCGCCCGGCTCCGCACCAAGCGACCGACCGGGCACCTTTTTCAAATTCAGCAGGTTTCTTTTCTCGCAATGATCTGTGGCTTGCTGACCCTTGCCCCCGCCCTCTGTGTGCGCTGGGGCTTTTTTATTGGTACGGCGGTGTGTTCTGTGTGGCATGCCGTCATTGTGTTTTTTTGGGTGCAGCCTGTCTGTCCCTGTGTGTCACTGATTCAGGGACACGTAGGGACACGCGGCGTTGATCGTTAATTTAAGAGGGGGCAGCGAGTGCAACAGCGAAAGATGTTTTACGAAAGCGTCAACGAGGTGCTGGACAGCATGATCAAGCAGATTGGCGGCTATAAGGTGGTGGGCTCGCGGCTGCGCGGCGACAAGGTGCCCGACCAGGCGGCGCAGTGGTTGCGCGATTGCATGAATGGCGAAAAGCGCGAGCGCTTGGACCCGGATCAGGTGATGGCGCTGGTGTTGATCGCGCGGGAGCAGGGCGTGCACGACTATGCCGATTATTTCGCCCAGGCAACCGGCTATGCGCCACCGGTGCCTTTGACGCAGGACGACATTACGCAGCGCGCCATTGCCGAGGGTGCGCAGGCGATGCAGCAGATTGCTGCGATGGTGGCGGCGCTCAAGGCGCAGGGCATTGATCTGGGTGCGCTGGCCGCGCAGGCGGGATCTGTGCGGGGGGTGGCGTGATGGATGAAGCGAACATTTGTGAGGCGGGCCTCAAGATGTCGGTGACCGTGCCCGTTTCGGTTGAGTGGGCTCCCGGTATGCCGCAAATGCTGCTGAGCGCGGTGCCCTACGCGCCGGACCCGTGCGATCTCCCGTGCCTGCGGTGGTTCGCAGCGTGTCTGTACGCGGCACCAGCCGCGAAGGCAAAACATCAACTGTTGCCCGCCACCGCTGAGCGTGTGATGTTGGCGCGCGCCATGAGGGCGGCGCGATGAGCGGCATCGGTGGTATGAGTACTACGTCGTCATGCCCATACCGTGACGCGCTCGCGTGCTGCATCGAGCAGGCAGCGAGCGGCAAGGGTGAGGAGCGCCATGGCCACGGCAGGGCGTTTGTGGAGCAGCCGTGGCTGACCATTGCACACAAAAATGGCGTGGGCTTTTTGATTGGCCAGGCCGACAAGAAGTGGCACGAGGCGCAGACGACGCAGCGCGGCATTGATCATGCGTGGTGGATCCGTGAGGTGACCGGCTCGATCGTGTACACGCTGATGGCGTTGATTCATCTGTGTCACGACAATGTGCGCATTCATCGCTGTAACGAAATAGAGATTCAAAGGTCAGCGAAAGACTGGCTGATCGGGGCGTGGCCGGCGGATGATGTACGCAAGCGGGTGCCGTTGAGTGAGCGCGACTTCGTGGTCGGTTTGACCGCTCATGACAAGGTGGTGAAAGCATTGCAATGCCAGGTGTTGCGCTATGCCGAGGCGTTGTGCGCACGGCTTGACAGCGCGGGAATTGCTGCGCCGCGTTTTTCGGATTTGCCGGATGTCAGGAGGAGCAACTATGCCTGAAACAGATGAGGGCTATGCGCTGCCGCGTGGAGGGCAGGCGCACCGCTTGGCGATCCTGATGATGGGTCATTGGGTGAGCCAACTTCGTGCAGCGTTTCAATTGCACATCGTGGAGATTCACCCGCGCCTGCCGGATATTCGGCGCGCCGGTGGTGATTACCGGATGCGCGAATGTGGCATCGGGGCGGACAAGTGGGCGGAATACACGTTGACGGCGGTGCCCAGGGTAATCGGCACCAATGATTCAAAGCGGGCTGCGATCGTAATCAACCAGCCCGGCAATGAGCCGATGGACTGGGTGCCGCCGCCGCCGATTGATCGGGTGGCCGCATGATGCTGATGTCACCCGATACGCATGCGGCCTATGCTGACGTGATCAAGGCGCTGCGCAAGCATGCCCGACTTCGCACCCGGCAGCTTTATGAATTATTCCCGGCTGAGCCAAAAAGGCTGTTGTCGGCGCGCTTGATGCGCATGGAGCAGGCTGGATATATCGCCCGAGAGGCAGTGTGTGTCAATGGTCACGGAGGGCGCTTGTATCGGTTGGGCGCGACTTCGTTGCCCGTCTTCAACAGGGATGCCGCGCGAGCGGTGTATGAACGGTCGCGCAATATGTTTGTGTTGCTGGCTTCGTACCGAACGCAGGGTCGCACGGCACCTGAGCTGCACCGGGCGTGTGACGAGGGCGCGCGATTGTCGGTGACGGCGAGCCGCCTGTCTGCATGGGAGCGGGCCGGCAAGGTGCGCTGTTGTCGCGATGAGTATCCGCATCGCTGGTTTGCACTGCATGCGACGCTGCCCGGCTTTGATTCGATGGTCGCCGCAGAGGCATTGCGCCGCCGTAATCAGGGTCAACCGGTGAGTGAGGCCCAATCCGCGTCGCTACGCGTGGCGGCCCGTAATCGTATGCAGCGCGAGAGCGCCGCGATTGACCGGCTGGTAGCGAAGATGCTGGTGGCGCCGTGGCTCGCATCGTTGCTGCCAAAGCCTGCGCGGTCGACGTCGTGGGGTGTCCGCTGATGTATTACTTTGAGTTGAACATCCAGAAGTACCGCAGCGATACCTCGCATCTGGATTTGTTGGAGCATGGGGTTTATCACCAGCTCATCGGTTGGTATTACTTGGATGAAAAGCCGATTCCGTTGGATCGTGCGCTGGTGTATCGGCGTATCGGGGCTCGGACCGTTGAGCAGCAACAGGCGACAGATCGGGTGTTATTGGATTTTTTTGTCGAATCGCCAGATGGCTGGCGGCAAAAACATTGCGATGAAGTGATCGCCGAATACCAGGAGGGCAGCGCAGATGCGGAAGAGGGGCGCAAGCACGAGCGCGAGCGCAAGCAGCGCACGCGGGAGCGGCGTCGCCTGTTGTTCGCGGTGCTGCGGGACAACGGGCATGTTCCGGCGTTCAATACGCACATTGCCGTGCTTGAGAAGATGGCTGTCCCGTATATGTCCCACGGGACATCCGCTGGGACAACATTGGCGCGTCCGGCAAGTGGCACGGCTATAACAATAAACAATAAACCATTAACTACTATTTCCCCCCCTACCCCCCCGCCTGTCGGCGGTGGGGAAAAAAGTAGTCGGCCTGTGGGTAAGTCTCTCCCCGAAGGGTTCGGGCTCGACGAGGGCTCTGCTGATGGTTTGGCAGAGTCGGTCAAGGCGGTGGCGAGGGGCTTGCACGCTGCGTTGCAGGTTGATTGGACGATTGACACGCTGCGCCATCATCTGGCGCAGTTCACGGCGTTTTATCGTGGCAAAACGGGCCGCGACGGCCGCAGCGGCGACTGGCTGGCGCGATGGGAGTCTTGGTGTCGCAAGGCGATGTGCGATCAGCCGCAGGCAGACCCGGTGCGCCGGGACATTCAGGCCCGCGCCAAAGCGCGCGACAGCCCGCCGGATGCCATGGTGCGCTGGGATTTGACGCTGCAAAGCGTTCAGGCGGAAGCGGTGCGCCTTGGCGTGCGTTGGGTTGACGGGGAAACCCACGGCGATCTGCGTGAGCGCGTGAATTTGGCCCGCTGCGGGTTGCCTGAAGGCGGCATGGCGGCGATTGTTCGGGATAGCGAGGGAGTGACGGGATGAGTCTATACAAAACCATCGGCCTGCCGATGAACGAAATCGACATGCTGGACAACTGGGTGGCGTGGCTGCACTCGGGCAAAAGTGTGGTGCCGCGGGACTTTCACCGCGAGGTGGATCGGTTTGAAGCGCGTGTGGATCCGGATCCGTTGCGCGGTCGGCTGGTGGACGAGGTGTACGGCAAGTGGCTGCGACATAACGCGGCGCAGGCGAAGGTGATCGTGGCGCTGTGCATGGGGGCGCCGAAGGGGCGGATTCGTGCGCTGAGCGACGACCCGGCGCTGATGCAGGATCACATTGAAGGCTTTCGCGTGGTGAAAAAGCGCTTGAGTCAGCGCGAGGCAGAGCTGCTGCTGCGGCAGTTTGCGCGCGAGGTGGGCGAAATCAACATTGACTCTGCTGTGTCCGCTGAGCTGGCCAAAATATCACGCGCTAAGCCGATGCGAACCATCCCGGAATTTCGCTTTGCGGCCAAGCGCTTGAAAGTCGGTAGCCGCGAGTGGATCGATGAGCAGCGCAAGCTTGAGCGGGTAGCTGCTTGAGCCGCGGCGGGTACTTGACGGCCAATGCCCGGCTGGCGGATGTGGCTCCCGACGGTCGACCGTTCACCGTCAATGGCGGCGGCCACATGATGGATTTGTTTGCATCGTTCCCGCATTCATTATTCACTGCGGAAGAGGTGCGTAAACATTTGTCGTTGCAGCATGTGTTCATCAGCGTCACGACGGTGCGCAGGTCGTTGAATCACTTGACTGAGAAGATGGCTTTTTTGGAAAAGGTCTCGTGCGGAATGAGCGGCACCATCCCTGTGTATAAGTATCGGCGTGCGATGACCGAGCGGCAGCGCGAACGCTCCATGCTGAGTCTGCGCGAGACGGCAATTGCTCGGGCGGTGCAGCGCAGCGTGATCAAAACTTAAAATCAGACCAGGTCAATGGGATTTTTATGGCTTTTGTGTGGCGATGGCGTTGACGCGCTGCGCGATCAAGTGCCGCAGGCCGCGCTGGGGGTTGCGCTTGCCCAATGGGTCTGCCAGGCATAGTTGCTCCCATTCGTTGTCGGTGACGATGACGTTTTTACGCGAACGTGGCGCATCGTCCAAGGGTTTGCGTCCACGCGTTTCGACGCGTGCGTCAAGGGTGTCTTCGTCGGTTGAAGTAATATCGTCAAGCATGGCCTGATTTTATGCGCTCGTCTTGAGCTTTGGCGGTATCGTAGGCGTGTTTTTTCACGGCGTAGTAAAAACCGTCCACCGCCTCGCGTTTGAGGCGTGCCAGGGTGCGTGTGGCTTGCGTAGCGTCGCTATCTGATGCAAGAGTCTGCAATACAGTTCGTTCGTTGTCGCTGTTGATGCTCGCGCGCCATGCCACGCCATCAAATTCAAACCAAACGACAAGCCCGCTCACGTGAGTTGCCTTGCATTTGGATACGTCCCACGTCCAGGCGCAGTGCCATCCTCGGTTGTTTGATTTGGTCATGCTGGTACGCTCATCGTTTCAATGTGTCGCTCGCGCACAAACTTGGCGAAGCGTGGGATGCCCGCTGGCGTGAGTTCGTTGTAACTGTACGTCACCGTGCTGCCCAGGCGCGGCGGGTACAGTCGTTCGCTGTCGCTGAATCCGGTGCCGAGCTTGAAGGTTTTGCCGCTGGGCAACAGTACGGTCAGCGCGCCCAGGCGTCCGGCGTGTTTGCCGGTGCCTGTGTTCTGTTCGATCACCAATGCCTCTGCATCATGCTCGGGCTTCATCTTGACCAGCGCGGCGGGGCGATCTGGCTGCATGGCGTCAGCCCGGTGCAACATCAATCCTTCGCCAGCCTCTCGATTGACTTTCTGGAAGATGGTTTTTGCGTGAGTGATGTCGCGCAAACGCACCTGCGGAATCACTTGAAATACAGGGTTTCCCGCTGCTCTGGCGCCCAGCGCCATCAACATCGCCGCGCGGCGATGAAATGGGCCCGCCACATCCGGCATGTCAAACGCCATGAAGCGAACGTTTGCCCAACCAAGGCAACAGGATTTTTTGCGTACGATGCCAGAGAGCTCGTTGAACTGCCCGCGCCCGATGTACAGCTCGCCGTCAAGCGCGTGCGGTGGCAAGTGCGCGAGCCATTCCGCCGGCGGTGCCAGGGTGGCCCCGGATCGTAGCCACAAGCGGCCACGATTCCAGCGCGCTCGGATGCCGTCCAGTTTTTCAGATGCCAGATAGGCGCTGGCGTCGCTGGGCATGAAGCTGGGGGTGTAGGTTATGGTGGTCATGATGCTTGGTTTGTTGGTGCGAGCAGCGCGGCCATGAGTTCGTCATCGGTTTGCGTGATTTCAGGCGCTTTGCCAAACGTGTAGCCGAATGACATCAGGCGAAGCCGTAGCCGTGGCCAGTGGTGAGGCATGATCTTGCCGCATTCACCATCGGGGTGCGCTGCAATGAGTTTCCACTGTTTGACGCCAACGTCAGAAACGGGAAAAAGTGTCACAAACAGCCCATCGTTACGAGTATAAAAATCAACCATAATTGTGCTCCATGCCAGGCTACCGGCTGGCGACGGTTGGAGAAGATGGTTTCCCCGAAAACGATCTGTAACGTCTATAGCTTTTCAGTGAAATCCCCATTATGCATGGGAAAAAGGCGTGCTTAGTCTGTTTGTCGACTCGCGACAAAACACACGCTTAGCCCATGATGGACAAGGTTTTCACTGAAAAGCTGCTGGAATTTTTCCAGCAGCTTAGGTCATGGGATTTTTTGGCTATAGCCACACCGCAGTGAATGTGACGCAATCGCCGCGCAAGCCGGTTATATGGCATACGTCAAAACGTGTCGTGTCGCCGTCGCTCGTGATATAGCTGGGCGGCCGTCGCCATTCGTCAACCAAAGAGGCGCGGTATTCGTCCCACTTTTCGCGCTCGCTTTCGTTCGGTCCATCCGGCATGGTTTCCGGTTGGTGCCCGTATTCGTTGTACAACTCGAAAACGGCCAGGGCGGTGAATGTTTGATTGCTGGTTTTCATTTTGAAATTGCCTCGCGACGGGTTGCCAGGTTGCGCGCCGTTGCGCGTCGACGGATTACCAAGTTGTAACCTATCCACTGCAACTCGCGCAACAGTGGCGCGAATTGCTCCGGTGTGGCGGGTTTGCACTCGCGAACGTAGTCAATGTGCGCTGATGAGTGTTGCCCCAAGTGTGCGTAAGTCGTCATTGTGTAGGCGTCACACGTGCCAGGCAGTGTAGGGAAAAAAGCCACGGGCGATTGTGTGCCTTTGTCGAGTTTGAAAATCACGGGCGTTTGCGGTTCTGCGTCAGTGTTGCGCATTGCTGAAAATCTCCGCCGAACTACGCGCCGGCGATGCGAGGGAATCGGGTTGACTCTCCCGCATGCCCAGGGTGCCGGGCATGCGGGAAAGCCCCGAAGGGCTTCGGGTTAACTGCCAGAGTATGGGCTTTGCCTTCGTGCAATTCTCGCGTTCTCTAAAGCGAGCTCTAATTCTGCTGCTTGTTTGATCATGGGCATTAAAACAAGTGACTCGAAGGGGCTGGCTAGCGCATTCGCTTTTTGCAGTTCTTCGCATAGGCTTTTTGCTTTGCAGTGAGCGAAAAAAAACGCATTGGTAACAGTGAGCATGGGTTTATCAATGGGCATTCGTGAAAATCTCCGCCGGTCTACGCGCCAGCGATGCGAGGGAATCGGGTTGACTCTCTCGCATGCCCAGGTGAGCCAGGCATGCGGGAAAGCCCCGAAAGGCTTGCCGTGTGTTACAAGATATGGTTCCGTACGTCGTTGCCGGTTTTGTCGAAGTGGTATGCGACATTGTCAATTGTGGCGAAACTCATATCCATTCCGCAACCGTTGACTATGAGCGCGCCGGCTTTGCTGCGACGGCCGCCGAGGATCGTCGCAAACGAGCCCGTTAGCCATATTAGATCGTTGTCACTGATGGCATAAAAGTCCATCGCGCGAGACATGCCCGAAGCTGAAACGCTGCGAATGATGGTGTAAATTCTCGCGCCGTCGCGAGTGAAGTACGGTTTCACGTATTCAAGCGCGTTTTTCTTTAAAAGCGCTTTTCCCTCGCTCGCTGAGATGCGCTTATAGCCCGGTGTGTTTTCCCACGTTTTGGGGTTTTCCGTTTCGTGGACGATGTTATAGTGCTCGTTGAAAAAATAGGCTTTGGTCATGGGTGAAAATCTCCGCCCAGGCTTCGCGCTGGGCATGCGTTGCGCGGCATGCGCCTTGCGCGCACTCGTGAGAATGCACGCCGTGACGAGTGTCGCTAGTCGTTGGTTCGGTCTAGGGGTTTTGCCAGTGAACCAGGGCACAATGCCAATGCTTTGCACGCTTCAGCACGAGACGACGCGCGTACAGTAAGTAGCATCGTGTCGCCTTTGTCCCGAGCGCAATAAATCGGCGCGCCATGCCCCCAATAATGCCCGCCGTCATCGTATCCGCCATTGTCCAGGCGAACGCGAAACAGTTGCACGCTACGCCGTGGCATTGGGCCTTGTTCCTGATAGCTCGCGCGTCCCATCGGCGCGCCGTAGCGGTGCTGTGTCCATTGAAATTGTGCCATGATCATGCCCCTACCGTTTCAAGCGCGGCCGCATTCAGCGAGCGCAACAGATGCGACCGTTCGCGTTTTTCGTTCAGTGCGGACAGCTCGCGCTGCAGCGTACGGCGCGCGGTTTCGCAAAGCTGGGGGAATCGCTCGGCACCCAAGAGCGCGCGCAATTGGCGATATTCGGCAAGCCATGCGCGAACGTGCGTACGGTGCGCACTCATCGCGGCCGCAATCGTGGCAAGTTCGGCGCGTTCCTCGGCGATGCATTCGGCCGCCAAGTCTTCGTAAGCGTCGCGTATTCCGTGCCGCGTTCCCTCGGTGCCGGAAACGCTAGCCTCTATCCCGGTGGGCTTGCCGTCGTCGTCAAGCGATTGCAGTTTGATAAAAACATAGGACCATTCATCGCTGCAGAATGCGCGCAAATATTCGTAGTCATCTCGCGCGGCTTGCGCGGCGCGTTGTCCTGCCGTCATGCTGTCCGTACACTTTTTAGAGCCCCAGTTATCACGGCGCGCGGTTTTCACTGAAGCGGAAAAATCGTAAAAGCGCTTTAGTCCGCCGTCAGAATTTAGGATCAATTCGCCCGGCGCTTTATCCCGGTGTACCCATTCGCTAACGGTGCCATGGCCGTCGTCTTCTTTCCACGGAAGCGGTTGATAGTCGTCCTGTTGGACGGTTGCCAGAAAGTCGCGGCCGTTGATTGTTTTCGTGTTCATGATCATCTATCTCCGCCGGAACTACGCGCCCGGCATGCGGTTTTGTTTAGTGACTGTGCATCTATTATGTGTGTAATAAAAAGAATGTCAAGAGCAAAATATGCGGGCAAACCCTTTTAATTGTGCATTTATGCAATAAATGAAACAAAACAACAAATAAAAGAAAAGCGAGCAAAAAGCAAAAAAACATTGCTTGATAAATCAACGACTTGTACCGCATGCGCAAAGCCCACCGCTTGCATTCCCGGATAGCCATGCGCAAAATTCGCTCCGGGTCATTGCGTCCAAGGTGATCATGAGCTTTCAACACTCTGTGAATGCGCCAGGGTTGGATCAGCTAATCGCAGACCTGAAAGCAGAATCTAGTTTTGCAGTTGTCGCACCGCTAACGGCTACGGCAAAGGACGTAGAGAAAGCAGAGTCACAAGGCTTGGCAGACTCGCTAGACAACCCTACGCCATTCAGCCTAAAAGCGTTCGGCACTGAGGCGGCTACCAAGGCAAGGCCACAGGCGCGCGTGTTCATGCGCCCGATTCAATCGCGCTATTTGCAATGGCAGATTGATGGAGGACCGCGAACGTACAAGGGTTTTGAGTTTCGTATTAAGGGGCAATTGGTCACGGCCTACGCCATGCCGAAAGACTCGTTGCAGTTGGACCAATATGGCAACGTCCCACGCGCCACACTGTCGCGCATCATTCGAGACATCGACGCACCAGGCGCAAGCCGTCGCTACTTTGTAGGGCAGCCAAAGGGACACCCCGATTTTGTGCCAGGCGTATACGAGCGAGACGGCCGCAAGCTGCACCTGCTCCTAAGTTTCGAGACAACAGCACGCTATCGCCCATCATTTGAATGGGAGCAAATAGCGACCGAAACCGCGGACCGGCAATTCCCAATACGCCTAGCGGAATCGCTGTCCAAATATTCATAGGTTCTTAC